TGTTTTCCATTTGCTTGTGTTTTCAACGTTCCATTCAGATGTTTGGACTTTCCAATCTGGAATATTATCTTTTACTGTAAACGAAGGTATATCCCATATACATCTGTTGTTAGGTTGTGCTGCATAGTTCCCATCGTCTAGGGCTATGATATGTGCGCACTTATGTTCGTGCGGGATTTCCGAATGATCGGTATCTAATATATTACTCTCTGGATGTGCAAAGTCAACTGTAAATAAATATTTACCAGGATGCCATTTCTTATCTTTACCAATGTATTTACCGGCTTGTCCGTCTAAGATATCCCAAGAATGCACAGAAGGATAATAACTGAAACAATTCCAAAGCTGTAACTCATCAAGTCTACGCCTAGGAACTTCTTCTGGTTTAAACCCTCTCTGAATAAAAGCAGTAATTGGTAAACGGTAGAAGATCGCACCATTCTCCATGATGCAATGAAATAAGATTGACTTACCTGTAATAGACGACATGCCAAAGATAATACAGTCTTCAACTTCGCCATGATGTTTTCTAAGGTCATAGAGATATTCTCTTTTTATTTGTGCGTATTCTACAGGAATGTTTGCGTTTAAGTAAGCCATAATTAGTCATTTATTGTTCCCCAATTTTTGCCTGATTCGTAGTCTACTTTGTTTGGGATTTCTAATTTAACAGCATTTTCCATAATCTCAACAATTTTTTTAGCTTGCTCTGGAGATTCTACAGAAACATCCAATTCATCATGTATTTGTATGTGCGCTACAATGCCTTCTTTGTATAAATCTAACATAGATTTTTTTGTCATGTCTGCTGCTGACCCTTGTATTAATTTATTTAACGCTTTGTAAGTATAAGCCCTCTTGATTCCTGGTCCATGTTCCTGGACAGCTTGTTCAAACGGTAATGCTTTGTGCATACCAAAAGTATTTGGTTCCCATAAATGGAAACGACAAAGTCTGCCCAACAATGTTCTTATCTGCCCACGTTGCTGTGCTCTGTTAGATACAGATTTTGTTAAAGATTTAACAAATGGAACTCTGTTGTGATAAATAGAAAATAATTCTTCTGCTTTATCTTTACTAACACCTAACTCTGCTTGTAATTTTGCTTTACCCATACCATAAAACAATCCTAAATTAATTGTCTTTGCTGCGCTTCTTGGTATGTCTGCCATCTTTGCAACAATAGTGTGAAAGTCTGCATCTCCGTCGTCGTATGCTTCTTTAACACCAAATACGCTTGTGTCTTGATCTAGGGATGCATAGTGAACTACTAGTCTTGGTTCTTGTTGACTGTAGTCAAAACATCCCCACTCGCAACCTGATTCTGGTATGAAAAGGGATCGAATCAATGGACCTAAGTCCTTATTACGAGCAGGAATTTGTTGTAGATTAGGATTAGAATATGAAAATCTACCAGTGACTGTGCCACCTTGGTCAGATCTTATCTGATTAATATCAGCATGTATTCTACCTTTATGTTCGTATCTTATAATTGTGTCTATAAATGTTGTATGTGCCTTGTTTATTTCTCTAGCTTTTGCTATCTTCTTAACTAAAGGATGTTGATGATTAGACAAAAAGTTTTTAGTAAATGATGGTGCCTGTGTTTTCTCAGTTCTTTCATAAGGTAATTTTAACTTGTCAAAAACTTTGGCAATGCTACGTGCAGCCCATATTTGACACTCTTGTCCTGTCTCTTTTGTTACTTCTTGTAATAATTGTTTTTCTTGTTCACTTAATTGTTGTTTCAATTTATGAGCGGATTCGGTATCGACACGCACCCCTTTAAATCTCATATCAACTAAACATGGAAACAAATCTGTTTCTAAATTAAATATAGATCCTAGATCCTGGCTACTTATTTCTTTTTGCATGACTTTCCATAAAGCTAAAGTAAGTTCTGCATCTCGTTCTGCGTAATTACCTACGTATAATGCGGGTAATTTCCACATATCAGCTTTAGGATCTACACCCCATTCTTTTGCTGCGTTGTTTAATTCTGTTTCGTTTTTACCTTGGCCAACGTAATCCCAACCTAAACTATTTAAATCAAATCTGTATCTGTTTTCATTTACTAATGATGCTGCAATCATAGTGTCATATAATCTACCATTTATTTTAAAACCCATGGCTTTAATCCAACACACATCATACATTGCATTGTGAAATACTTTGTCAGCTGTAGAATCACAAACATCTTTAAACCATTTCATAACTAAATCTTTATCTAAGTTACCACCACCTTCATGATCAAACGGAAAATAACCTGAGTAACCATCTGTAGCTACAGCTATGCCTACAACTTTACCTCTACCAACAATAGATCCTGTACCTAATTTTTTTAGTTCTGGATCATGTGTTTCTAAATCAATTGCAATTTCATCAGCATGACGTAGGTCTGGAAATTCTGTAGGTTTTACCCATTCTGTTTGTGCTTTAAAAATCATTTGTAATCTCTCTCTTTAATCATTTCTAAATAATGTATTGCTTTGTCGATGTCTTGTTCTTTTCCTTTGGCAGCGTGCCTGCATATGTATTTTATAGCTGATCCCTCTGCAAAAGGCAACCTGTTCTTGTTTATAAACTCACTTGGCTGCATGACCATCGATTTATAGTGAGATCCTCCAATTTGTTTTTTGTACGCCGTCATATTTTATACTCCTTCTTTTTGTTTTTACATTTTATTAAATATAGATTATCTATGGTTCTTGTAATACCTACGTACCAAACTCTTTGTTCTTCATCATATTTGTCTTTTGATTTTTTTGTTCCTTTCAAAGTGTTCTCTGTTTGATTTAAATACAAAACTACATTAGTTGCCTCTCCACCTTTTGCTCCATGTATTGTAGATATTTTTATTCTAGGTTGTTTTGATAAATCTTCTTCATTAATAAACATAGACTTTACATAATCAATCTGATGGAATGGAACTTTGACAAAAGCCTCATACCACGGTTTATTAAATTCTGGTTTTTTATCATCTAATCTTTCTATAACTTTCTGTTCTAAAATTTCTGGTAACTTCTCTCCTTCTTGCATTTTTTTAAAATTGTTTATGTCATCGTATAAACCTTTACCTATACTATTGCCTTGACTACTCTCAAAAAAATAACCTTTTCGTTTTAAAAAAGCAGATATAGGTTTTAATAATGATTTAGTCCTTGTTAATATTAACCATTGTCCCTTTGATATGTCTATGTCAGCCAGCTTAAACCGTTGATTTATATTACCAATTTCAGGTTTAGGTAAGTATTGTTTATCTAATCTTGTGTTAATTCTTTCTATGACATCTAATGCTTTTTGTTGAATAAGTTGTGGCACTCTTTTTGATTTTGTCAGTGGTATCTGTTTTGCTTTCCAATTTATAAATGAATTAACATCAGCTCCTGCCCAACCAAATATCGCTTGGTCATCGTCTCCTGCAATCCATACATCATTACAATAATTTTCTTCTAATTTTTTTATCATAGACCATTGTATTAAGGATAAATCCTGCGCTTCATCTACAAATATAACTTCAAATTGCGGTGCTGTTCCTTTTGGTCCCAACCATTTATCCAACATATCTGTGTAGTCAATTAATCCATACACACTTTTATAGTTGTTTATTTCTTTGTCTATTGCCTCTAACTTGTCTCTTTGAATTTTACCAAGATGTTCGTTCAAATTATATTGATCCAATACACTAATTTGTTTTACTCTTGCTAAGCTTATTAAACCTAAATACTCACTGTCTGATGTAAATATTCCATTCCATTCATTCTTTTCGTAGGCTGCATATTTTATTTGCACACCACACGTCTCACCTATTTTTCTATAATTACCTTCTTGCATTACGTTTTCTTCTTTTAATCCCAATCTAGTAAATGCTAACGAGTGTAACGTTTGAAAATATCTTATATCTTTTTTATCTAAAGTAGGGTTTGTTTTTAAAAATCTATCTCTTGCTTCGTTTGCAGCTTTACGTGTAAAAGAAAAGTAACCTATCTTATCTAATGGTACGCCTTTGTTAACGTAGTTAGCAACTTCATTTAAAAGTGTATATGTCTTGCCGGTTCCTGGCGGTCCTATAACTTTATATCTCATTAATAATTAGACCTCTCTCTATCTGTTAGTTTGTGTTCTATTCTTTTGTAATGCAGCTGTGATACCCTACATACTTTTAATGTTTTGCCATCTATATTTAGTGAATGTCCAAATTCTACAGAACATTTTTCTTTTAGTTTCTGTGCAATTCTTTCTTCTGGAATCTTCCAATTAGTTCCTAAATGCTCAAGAAAAGACTCGAACCTAAAGAAATGATATGCTTCTTCTGTAAGACATGCACCACTATTAATTTGACTTCTTTTCATAGCTTGTGGTCCATTAACACAATATTGATATAGTTCTTCTTTTAATCTATCAGCTATCTGTGTTCCTGCAGGTGGTGTAATTTCTTGGCAGTTGTTTCTTAGTAAGGTTAATTTAGATCTCCAGTCTTTTGGTTTTAATGGTTCAAAATATATACCCGTCTGTTCCCATACAAAATTTAAAACATCTTTTTGATTAGTCATAAGTTTTGTATTAGGTATTGTAACTTCTACGTTATCATCGTTTGGCATGACAATGTTAAATCTGTATTCTGGATCAGAGTATTTTATAATTGCAAAATCTTTTATGTCTGGAAATGTAGTTATACCATCTGATTTTATTCCAAAGGGTTTAGAATAACATAACGTACGCATGCATTTAGATTGTATAGGTTCTTCATAACAAGTATGTCCTGCTGTGTCTTTTTTCCATGCAGCTATTTTACTGTCTAGTTTTGATTTATCCCAAGGGTCTTCTAAATAATTATAATTTGCTTTTGCAACTTGGTCAGGCCACTTGTCTTTGTATTTTTTTTTTGCAAATACCATGTAGTTATACATAAAACGATCTCTACCATCACTTAATTTTTTCTTAGAACATAAAGCTAGACAAGGTGGTCCGTCTTCAAATTCTTTGTTTGTGCCTAATAGTATATCTCTGTATGTGCTAGTAACTAATTCACTTAGTTTTTGTTTATCTATTCTTGATTCATTTGCATATTTAATAAAATCTTCTAATGATAGTTTAGAATTATTCTTATCTACCGCATACCTAGTTGAACTACCGTTGTTGTAATATGGTAAGTTTATAAAATTACCTGGCTTAATATCTCCTTTGTCATCTTCCTTTAATTCTTTCTGTTTTGGAAAAACTTCTGTGGTAGAAGATAAACCTAGAGGAAGTAAAAAAGATTTAAATGCCTCTATTAAATCTATGGTTGGTATGGGTTCTTTTAAAAATAAATAACAATGCAAACCGCCACTCTTAGAAAGTATAGGTATTAAAGGTAATTTATATTGTTGGAATAATGCTAAAAATTCTTCTACTTTAAATTGTCCGTAGTCTGGTGGATCAATGTCTATACAACCAAATTGAACTGTCTTATTTAATCTACAGGGTTGTATTCCTATAGAAATTTTTCCTTCTATATGATTTTTATAATCAATAGAAGATACGGGTCTGCCTGCCCATTCGTAATTAGGTTTTATTTTGTTTTTGTTAGAGTCTAAAGAAGTTTTGGACATGTCGGCAATACCAAAATCACCTTCATACCCAGTAAATAATTTTATAAACTCATTAACCATATTGATCCCTTATTACGGGCGGCTTCAGTCTCCCTATGACCGCCCATATTCCTCTTACGAGAAATTAGTAATTTGATTTATTATCCTCTGAAACTGTGGCAGCTTTTTGCTGCGAGTTTTTTAAAGAATTGTGAAAATCACGGGCCATTTGATAGAGCCCAGCATTGTCAACTTTTTTTAACATGTCTATGGTATAACCATGCCAATTAAAATTGCTTCCTGCGTTCTCAACAGATCTTAGTTTGTATACTCTTGAAAACATAGGTGCCGGTACAGACTTGCCAGTTTTAGGATCTGTCTCAAATTGATCTTCCATTTGTGAATTCCATCCTCTGCTGACTTTTAACTGAGTAGACTTCATAGTCATTAAAGCTTTCTCAGGTCTTTCTCCGTTAATGATAACAAAATGATTTGCTGTTTTGATAATCTCATTACCATTCTTCAACACATCCTTATTGTTAGTTTGATTTTGAGTTGTTTCTGCCATAACTCCTGGACCCCTATCATTACTGATTGGTCTACCTTCACTTCTTTCGAAAGGTGCCCATTCAGGGTAAGTCATTTTGTAGAACACAGGAATAATTTCTATTCCTTTCTCTCCATCATACAGTTTTTTTGTAACTGTATTGTAAAACATACCAGCTTCTGCTCCTTCTACATATTTAGCATGTTTCTTTTTTTGTTCATCTGAACCACTTTGCAGTAATTTCAGAAAAGGTAAAGCAAGATCACCTTTGTCAATGTTTTCAAGACCCATTCCTGAATCTGCAACAAAGTCCAAAGTTGCTAATGCACCACCTTGTTTGTTTGCGACGTTTCTTGTTTCTTCACTCATGTTATTTGCTCCTTGTTATTTTTGTTTTGTTTCCCTTAAACAGGTTAAAATGTTCAGATGGAAGTTCTTCGTTTTTCTCAGAACGTTCTCTAAACAATGCTTTGAGGGTCATAGGTTCGACTTTCAACTTTTGGGTTGGTTCGAACCCATTCCCTTTTGCAAGGTCTGCGTATTCGCTCGCCTTGTTATCTTCGCCACGACCAAAGGAAACTGTGATCTCATTTTTAATAAGATCACCTAAGTCATGTTCTCGAAGCCAGTTATATGCGCCTTCTCTCTTATCAAGAGGTATAGTAGCGCTGTAAATTTCTTTTACTTCTATTGCAGATCCATCAGCTAATTTCATAGTCTTCATTTTTAATGAATCCATAATCTCTGGAATTGCCATTTGTGATATTTGGTCTGCGTTTTGTTTTTTTAATTTAAGACGTTCCTCATCTTCTTTTATTTCGTCTTCTAACTTTTGTAATTTAATAACTAAGTCGGATAAACTTTCTACACCGCCTAAATTATTTACGTCTTGAGGTGCGTCCTCAATAAACATACTTTGTAATTTTTCATTACTCATTTATTTCTCCCTTTTCATTGAAATTTATTGGCACAGGATAATAGACTTTTTCTTGTCTGTCCCATTTTAATAAATTAATTTTTCCACCCGTATAATAATTTACGATTGGACCTACTAGAAATATTATAGATGGATCTCCAGTTAATAATAAGTAATCATTAGGTTTTATACCTCTTAATAACTTTCTTAATTCAAAAAGAACAGGACCTGCACTTAATACAATTTGAGCATGCTCTTTAAGTAAAACTTTTAGTTTACCATATTTTAAAGCGCCCATAATATTAAATTTAGGTCTTCCAACACTTGTGCCAGGTATTTCTTGCAGCAAGTAAACAGTAGGTTCTTTTTTAATTTCTATTTCCGTCATAACTTTCTTGCTTGACTTCTATTGTATTTTGTATAATTTGTCAAATAGAAAGAATAAAAAATTATGAATTATAAATTTAAGACTAAGCCTTATAAGCATCAAATAACTGCTTTAGAAAAATCTTGGAATAAAGAAGCTTACGCTCTTTTTATGGAGATGGGTACAGG